TTTGACCGTGTGATCACTGTTTCTACTGAAAGATCGGTTAGCGCTTGGGGTCTTGAGTTTCAAGTTCGACGGAGCATTTGTACCGCCCTTGGATAAGGGAACGGTGTGGTCGATGTCTTTACCCTTACGGTCGATGCCCTTCTTGTCCATCTCGTTGCGGGCACGCTGACGCTCCATGCGGGACTCGTGTTCACCACGTTCCACTTGTTGCTTGTACTCTTTTTTGTAAGGTCTAGGTTTGTTTACGTATGGCATTTTGACTTCCTTCGATCATTTGGCTATTTAAATCCGCTTCGCCCAATCCAAATTCTGCGGGGTCGGTTTCCCATAAAGGAGTACGGCCTTGTTTATCAGCAACTTGCATTGTTTTACCTACTGCTAGGCAGATCTCCATTATCATTTGCTGTTTGTACTTGTCAAGTTCTTCGTGCACCGTTCTGCCGATTATATTAACCACGGTGCGCTCAATAAAACCTTTGATGAAACCATTAAGCCTATTGTCTTTGCCTGTTAGCTCTTTGGTTACTACGTCTATGATCATCCCCTTTACATCGTCTTGCAGTTTGATGTACGCTAGCGTTGCTTGTTGTTCTTCTTCAGTCATGTTAACTCCTGTGTGGGTGTACTAGTTTAAGGATTGCATCTTGTAATTTAAATTGGGGGCGTTTGTAAGGATGGGTATCTTTATCAAATTGAAGTGGCTTATCTTCAATAGCACTCCGTATAATGTCAATCACCACGCTTTGGACAATGTCGGCCATAGGGTCTTCTTTACTCATCAGCAAATCAAGAACGGCATCTCGAATTAACTTCTTCGCATCATCTTGCAGTTTTAAATAGGCTAATGCCGCTTGTTCGTCTTCGTTCATATTAATCTCCTATGGTTACTCTAACTTTGAAATGTTCGGCAAGGTTTGTAATTGCGCTAAAAAACGCACTTGCCTCAAAACCGCCATAAAGCGTTAACGTTATTTTTTCACTGGTAAGATCATAATCTTCTGGGAAACCATCAGCTTGTATCCTAATATGAGAACCGCCATGATTGCCTGTGTCAAAAGTTATTTTTGTTTCTTCACTGTCACCGCCCGTGCAGTCATTAGTGACTTGGACATTTAAAAAATTAGAAAACTCTTCTCCAGAAAACTTTTCGTTGTCAAAATTTAACCACATCTGTCTAGTCATTTTCTACTCCTGTTTACATAATGTTCACAATGGGTGACTGGACACCACCCGCACAACGCACCTTGCTTAGCGTTCCATACGCCGTTTTGAAATGATGCTTCCAGTCGTTCAATATGGGGTAAAACTTTATCCATGTACTTCTGTTTTGTTTCCGCTACGTGCTCAGCCTTGATAAATTCCTTGCTCACTACAAACATAAGCGCCGACTTTATCTTCTTCACTTCCGGAAATTTTGCGAATAGCCCACAAGCGACGAGATCGAGTTGCGTCACGTCCGCATATCTCGCATTCTTTGATGTCTTGTAATCTATCGAATAGCACGTCCCCGACTTCCGATTGATAATCACTAGGTCGGCCACCCCATGCCACCACACATTCGGAGCATCGAAAGTGCACTCTTCTAAGTTCTTCGTCAAACCAAGCTCTACTTCGCAATATTTGTCTCCCTCAATAGCGTTCAATCTGTCTAGTGAAGAACGCAGATACTCAAACTTTGGCGGTAAGTCTTTACCGTCACGGATATACTCCTCTGCCGCTAGGTGCATCTCTGTACCGTACAGCGCCGCTTCACCTGTTGTATCTTTAACATCCTTAGCTACCTTTAAGTGGTAATACTTCTTAGGACATTGTTGAAATGTCTTAAGGCTACTGAACGACCATACTAAACTCATTATTCCTCCGGTGGTATCCTAAATTCCCAAAAGCCATAAGCATCGCCTCGGCTCCATCTTTCCCATGAAAAATGTACGTCTCTTGTGCGCTTATTGATGTACTTCCAAAGTACACGCATCAGCAATCCCCATAAGAAATTCCTGTGCCTGATTCGCAGTTCAAAGGTAAGCCCAATGCCCAACTGGGTCGCATACGCATACACATCTCCACGTATTCTTGACCCGGAACTACCTGATGTTTTGGTACTACGCACATAATGGCATCATGCACTGTCATGGCGACTTTGTACTTTTTAGCAATCATCAGCATCTGCTCACCGATCACGATGCGGGCTAGAGCTTGACACACATTTTCAATCACCTTACCACCGTATATTCTAGTTGGCACAGACATCCGGCCCTTCTTGTTATCGTAAACAAGTTCATCTTTACCGTTGGTGGTCTGCACTCTCAGATTGGGGTAGCGTAGGTATAAACCATTAGGCAACTTGATGCCTTTCTTGCCGTCGACCATGAGGACTCCCTCTCGGCCTAGCTTGGTAGTTTCATTGTTCATGATGGCTTTGAGGGCTATTGCCCCTTGTCTCCATAATTCAACAATAGACGGGTACGTTTCTCGATACGTCGTAATAATTCTTTTTGATTCCTCCTCTTCAATCTCCACGCCAAACGTTTTAAGTTGCGCTTTAAACTTAGTCGCCCCCATGCCGTACCCAGCACCGAGAATCGTCGTCTTACCAACGAACCTCTCGTCTTTTGTGATTTCTGCTTCTCCTTTAGCATAGATAGCAGATGCCATGATCTTGTATACGTCTTGTCCATTTTCAAATGCCTCCACTAAATCGTTTTGTTCAGCTAGCCATGCTAGAGTTCTTGCTTCAATTTGAGATGAATCTGAGTCGACCAACAAATAACCTTCAGGGGCTAAGATCGCACGTTTGATGGGAGATTGACGGGGCAGATTTTGTAGATTGATTTTGTCATCACCGCCCCATCGACCTGTGTGGGCGGCATAGTATCTTAGGGGAACTGGCATTGGCCCACGCATTGACATGTCCAGAAACCGAGCAGTCCTTGTTTCTTCTAGCGTAGACTTAGTGCCTAACCTCGCTGCCACTAGAGCTTGCACCTGCGGGTCGTCATGCTCAAGCAACTCTTTGAACGCTTCGTCATTTTTAGAAAACGCAAACGTCTGCTTACCTGTGGCAAGACTCGTCTTCATTGGGGGCTCGATGCCGTGTTCAATAAGTAACTCGGCAAACTTGGGGTTGCTCATCAAGATATCTTTATCAAAATTCTGCAACAGGTTTTCTTTGTGTAGGCGAACTGTAAGTAAATGGGTATGCAAATAGTCTGCGGACAACACCAATACTGGCTCGGTGAACATACGCAAGGTCTGATCAATCAGGCTTAGCTCAAACGTTGGGAAGTCCTGCATCATCAGGTTAAAGATAGCATAAGTTAGCGCCACGTCGTTTCGGCAATATTCACCGTAGCGTGCAAGTTGGTCGGCGGGAAAATCCTCTCGGCGCAACCCCAGTGCATTGACCACTTCCTCGCCTTTGACCCCGACATCGTAGTGTTCAGCCAGCTTCTTCAAGCTACCGCCTACTTCAGTACCGTGAATAGCTCGTGCCATGCTCAGCGTATCCAACCACTTCTTCGGTCTAATATCGAATAGCCAACTCAATATGGCCCCGTCGAACTGAGCATTGTGGGCTAGCACCATGTGCTTGTGCATCTCAAAGCTATCGAGAAAGAGTTTCGTCATGCTCATGTTTCCAGTGAACCACTTGGGCTCACCATCGTCCACTTGCACTGCTACACCGATCACCTCAAACTGCTCGCTCCTCACGTACTCCTCGGTTGTCATCTTGGTCAGACTGAAATCCTTAGAGTAAAAAGTTTCAAAGTCAATTGTAATTATGCTCATATATGTGTTGTTGCCATTAGTTTTGCATATGATTCGGGGTCAATACCGTATTTTGCGCAGTACTCAATTTGCGTACTATTGAGGTGTATTCTTGGGTCTATCCAAGGAGTTGTTTGATACCTACCTTGCGCTCTGATAATAGTGGGGCTTAAAGCGAGGCCTTTGTGTTCTTCATTATCCCCAAGTAACCTCTCCATACACTTGTCTTCAAAACGCTTTCGGCATAGATTACGGTACGCATCTATCAGCATTTCCTTTTCGGTATCGCTAAGAAACCAATAGTATTTTACTTTGGGGTCAGCAACCATATCAGAAAGTATTTGTGCGATCTCATAAAACTTAGGGAGATTATTATCGCCGAGCATACGTCCTGTTGGGTTGTCATTAACAAAGTCTTCGGGATTCGTGCGCATACGCTCGGCGAGCATCGTCACCATTGGGGAGATTACTTCCATGATCCCTCCGTTGTCAACATCTTGTATGCTAGGGAAGCGTTGGGTGGTACGCTATCTTGTACGTCCGCACGGAGAATCTGTTTTAATACTTTGGACTCAAACTCTTTTCTGCGTACTGCCTTAAGCGCAGTGTGAATGGCGGCCTTCTCAGGCTCCGTCATCACGTCTCTAAATGTTTCTTTGTAAATGAAAGCCCACTCGCTATTCTCTTTGGGGTCAAAGAATTCTTCGGGGTGAGACCCCATCCTGCTTACCAATGCTTGCACTCCTGCTGATATTTCACTCATCATTAGTTCCTTTTAAGTTTTTAATTACAGTTTCTAAAACAGCCATACTGTTCTCGTTGGCAACAAGTGACTGCCCTCCCGCTCTAGTGATCTCGTTGAGATTTTTTATTTGTAATGCAGTCGGTTGATTGTTCCCCGCCTTGGCTTCGATCGCCAAGAACTTGCCGTTCACACAACACAAGAAGTCGGGAACTCCTGCGTTACCAAAGCCTGATCCAATCGGCATAGCGTAGTACACACCATGCTTCTCAAGGATAGCCTTGATCTGCTTTTTAACTTTTGCTTCGGGGGTTTGTGCCATGCGCCAGATTATAAATGCGCATTAGACTTTGTCAAGAGTAAATATAGGTAGCGATAACAAATATTATGGTGGGGGGTTATGCAGATTCCATGCCCCCCTCATGGTTGGAAAGGTCTACGTACGTCAAAAATCTTAAAAGCGGGAACGTACGTAGCACGTATAAGTTCGCATCTGCAAGGTTTCCTTACACGTGATTTAAGCAACCCGCTTCAAATGTGTAGCTTCATAATAGCACGTTCTAAATACCATTGTGCTTTCTTAAGATCTTCAAGTTCATTGCCCTTGTGCTTGGCTCTAGTAACGTACTTGATAACGTTGCCCAAGTGATAGCCTAACTCTTTCGCTTCAATGAAGTCAATAGTCTCAATACCGCCAGTCTTGTAATGCGGTGGGTGATTGACGTTGTCGGTTTTTGGCTCTTCCATCGTAATGGTAGGTGGTTCCCTATCGAATGATGCTTGCATCTTTAATTTGGCTCTGCTCAAACGCTCCTTGTACACAAGTTCTCTGTTCATAGCATTGATATTATCCATATGCTCTTCTATTTTTTTAGATAACCTTTTCTTCTCGCCAGACTTGACTTGGTACACGTATTGAGTCGTGACCTTGCACTTCTTGGCTATCTCCGCAGTTGTAGCTTTGGGATTTGCTTCCATGTACTCACGTACGATTTGTGCTCTACTTTTCATTTGGTTTTCTCCTGTTTAACAAAATTAGTAAGAATTTCTCTGATCTTGGCTTGCTTCGTGTAGGGGTAGCGCTTATCAAAAAACTCGTGCACCTCCACTGGTAGTCGCAAACTCAAGTGCTTGAGCGCAGGCTTCTTACCAAGACCTCGCCCATGCTTTTTCTTTTCTATTCCAGTCTTCAACTCGTCGATACGGTCGAATATCATTCTTCCTCCTCCCAATATAAATCATTTGTCCATACGATGACAGGTGTATCCTCACCAATGTAGGCCCCCTCAAGATTGTATTCAATGAACTCACGTGCATCTTCCATGCTCATGGAGTCACGCTTCATCAAAATATCTCGCATAGCATCGCCATCGTAAACCAATACCTCTACTCTAGTATTGCCA